AGTGAGACTGTCTCTAGTTCGATGCCAGTAGCGGCAGAGATATCTAACGCGAGTCCAAGATTCTTTTGAGCGAAGGTGATGTCACCAGTCGCTCTGGCGAGGTTCGCCAGGGCCGGACGAAGTTGGTCATCCGCCACTCCGACAAGCATTTGTTGTTTGGATATATATTGCTCGACGGATGCGATCTGTTCGTCGGTGGCTTCCATTGTGCGACGTAACTGGTCGGCAAGATTCTTTTGACTTGCTTGATCATCTGTTGCTGCTTTGATTGCGGAGAATGCTGCAGCACCAATCGCACCCGCAGCAGCGGTTGCGATCAACGCACCTTTCTTGGCTACATCAAAGACTGCTCCAAGTGCGTCTGAACCTTCTCGGCCAAGTTTCTTGAACGCCGTGACAGCACTATCGGAGTTGCCGAGAATTCTTACGAGGAATGTGCGCTCACCTGCCATGGTGAACGCAATTCTACTCAGTTAATGGACATCCGTTTACGAAGGTCAGCCCACTCGCGTTGCATGTCTTTGTGAATCTCTTGTTGTGTCATGCCGTCATACTGCGACAAGTCGACTGGTGCATCCCACCACTTCGGATCCATTACGACTCTCGCCCACTTGCCACTCTTCGTTTGACGAGTAGTGCGAATGTTTGGTGTAGAGAATGTGCGTGTCGGTGCAGCGATGTCGGTGATGGTTGGGTCAAGGAATCGCCAACCTGAATGATGTGTGCGGAATGGTTGACCAGCTTCGTGCTGTGGCAGATAGAAGATACGGGCTGGGTCTTTGGTTGCTGGGTCGCCTTTGAGACGAAGACGCTCATGTGTCTCGTACCAGACTTCTTCCCAGTTTTGTACTGGCACAGCCTGCTCGAATGGGATGACGATGTGCCAGTGTGGATTGTTGTCACGATGTGACCATGTTGTGTAGGCGAAGTGTATATACGATCCGAGATCGGCTTGCTCGAATGCTTCGCCGTCAAGGTCGGCGACCAATGCCCAGATGTGAGACACATTGCGGTTGCCACGAGTTGTGTGTTCACGGTAGGTGACTGGCGAGTACAGCGAACCATCAGACTTGTTTGCTCGTTCTTGATGATTGCCGAGCATGGATGCAAACTCCATCCACGATTCGGCGATGGTCTTTGGATAGACGGACTTGACCGATGGGAACCCGACGACCTCAAACATTGTGCAGAACCTCCTAGGTCAAGGATACCGAATCCTCAGCCGAATGCAAGTATCAGCCGATGCCTAGTTTCTTGACCACTTTGTCTATGCCTTCTAGGTATTCTTTGGCGATCTCGTTCTTTTGTTTGCGTACGGTCGGCCAGAAGAAGTAGCCAGATTGCCCTCGATGTCGAAGGAATTGAAGTGTATTCCGTTTAGCACCTCCACCGAACTCGGCACCAAAGAACACATCTCCGCGAGTTACTTTGATTTTGCGTTTGCTGTTCGGACGAGACTTGGACACGAATGATTCTTTGCTGCGCAATTTGATTGTCGGGATGCGGTCATTGGATGCGCGTAAACCTTTAGCAACTTCAATCGCTTGACTGGCTCGACTTACTGATCCAGCTTCAATCTTGACTTTGGCTTCAATACTTCTTGCGATTGTGTAAGCGACTTTGCGCATCTCTCCATTGAACTCTTTGCTCGCCTTCGAGAACTTTTGCAAAGTCTCAAACAAGTCCTTCACCACAACTGTGTTGCCTGCGACTGCTGCGGTGCCGGCACGACCAAGAGTCCCACCTGTATCGCCTGGCATATTCGGGAATGCTGAGAAGGCCATCGCTAGATCCTTTGGTTCGGATTCATCTTGACACTCTTCCAGCGCAGATATCCGAGCATCGTGTACAGCATTCTAGGTGATTCTTGCAGAAGTAAAGATGGAGCGATGTGAGTCTCACACGCTAGGTATGCGATCAGCCAGTGGGCTGAGGATTCTCCAAAGGGTTGATCACCGCAGAATCGGTTCCAACCTCCACACTCTCGACTGTCTCAATCCATTCTTCAAACTTCATCGCGGTCTTCTTCGTGCGCTTCGTTGCATGCCACGCCAACCAGGCAAGGTCGGTGAGGCGTAGTTCTGTTTGGAAGTTTGCAACCGAACGATTCTTCTCGCCTTCGAAGGCGATGAAGTCTGCGAACTGCGCAGTCACTTTATTGACTACGCCGTCCAGCTCGGTCACTTCTAGATTGATTTTCATTCTTACCTCCTGATTGTTTTATTAAGAACTATGCGACTGTTTTGGTGATCGTTCCGCTGATTGGCCAAGTGACATCGGCTGTGTTCAATTCACCGACAGCACCGTTGACTGGGCTGAACTCTGTGCAAAGTACAGAGAAGGTGTAGTGAGGTGAAGCGGTTCCTGCTGCTGCTGTGCCTGCTGGTTTCACAACCATCGTGACAGCGGTCGAACCGATCAATGGCATGATGAGTCCGTCGATGGCGTTGTAGTCGTTGTGCAACGAGAGTGTCACCGAGTTGTCAATCAATCCTGAGACGCGAGTTACTGCACCACCTGAACCGAAGTTTGTTGTTGGTACTTCGGCAGCCGAAGTTGACAGAGTTACTGCTGCAACGCTTGATGTGATATCGGTGCCGTTCAGAATTACGTTTGAGTTTGTGAGAACTAACTTTGCCATGATTATTGATCTCCTGCCGTGTCGGCTTTCGAGGTTGATTTATCCGCTACCGGAACAATGCGACCCGATTGCAGTAGAGAGTCTAGATGATCAACATCTGCGCCATCAATAGTGGCTGGATATTGTTTGTCTAAGACCGTGAAGCCTTGAACCACCTGGAACTTTGCCATGGGCTAAGCGTACACGACGACACGAAAGTCAACCGTCAGATAGGTTGTGTCGTTTGCGTCAACGGTTGAGATGTTGGATGCCTCTTCAACGATCAAGGTTTGTGCATACCCGCCGAGTGATGTGTCGGCTTCGATCGCTGCACGAATTCCGCTGTCATAAGACAGGTAGGTGTCCATCAGGTTCTGTGCGGTGCGTTCTGCTGCACGACCAACAATCACACTGACGGTGAAGACATGTGTGACTAGACCTGCCCGCATCGCACCGTGGTAGGTGATTGATTCAAGTGTCGGCCATGCGATACCGCCGAGCGACGGATTGACCTGGTCGGGTTGCTGTGCGAATGCGCGAAGATTTGCGATCGTGGCAAGACGTGTCTGGAGTCCTGTTTTGAGTTCGGTGACTGTTGCGGTCATGCGAACATTCGCATTCGGCGATATGGCTCGACGAGTTGTGCGACGTCTGGGTCGAGTGCGCGTGTCACTCGTATCGCACCCAAGTCTCCGAAGCCGGCAACGCCGAGCGGTGAATCGTAACGCTTGAAGATTCTTGACGCCTGGATGATCACAGCTTGTGTGATCGGCTCAGGTACAGATGGCCAACCGTAGACCGCGGTGAGTTGCACCAATGCTTCAAGTCCGAAGTTCGCGTTCAAGGTTGGGAACAGATAGTCGCCGACTGCGCGAATGCGTGTGAACGGTACGGTGAGTCCGTCCAAGATTCCGTTCACTGGTTCTAGTTGCCAATCGCTTGGACTCCAAGTGACATCAAAGTTGCCGTCCGCATTGGTTTGTGTTTTCAATGTGATCGCAGTTCCAGCGATGTCGTCAATCTCGCACACGAATGAATCGGCTGCGGTGAACAGTCTCGTGGTTGCCGAGCCGTAAGCCCAAAACTGTCGGTTCGCATAACCGTCAATGAGTCGTGACGCTGCACCGGCACAGTTGTCTATCAGTTCGTCGTCTTGTGTGTCGGCGGTGCCGATACGAAGAGCAGCCTTGATTTGGTTGCGTGTGGCATAGCCGTTGGTGATTGCCATAGATTCCTATCCTACTCAACAACCAACAACTCAAGTGATGGCTGAAGTCTGAAGAATCTTACTCCATACAACTCACGCAACTTGTTCACCACGACACCGAACTGTTGACGCCAACCATCCATTGAACCATTCGACTTGCGATACCCAGCGAAGTTCTCTTGCCCATCTAACAGACCGAGGTCAACACCGATCAGGTTGATTTGGGACGCACCCATGTAGCAGGCGAGATGCATTGCGATGTGTGCCGAGGTGCCACCAGTAATCAACACATCTGGATCAGTCGGCCAGTTGGTGTCAGGTTTCCAGAATGGTGCGTGTGGTCGGAACGTGATCC